TGCAATTGTGTTTGGAATAATTGCAGCTTCGTCAATATACAATAAGTTAACAGACTTACCACGAATACCAGCTGCAGTTGTTGCCGCTGTAAAAACAACTGAACCATTTTCTAATTCTATGTCACCTTTGTTCCATGTTTTTACACCTTGTTGCATCCATGATGGAAGATGTTCAAACATCAACTGATACCGGGACATAATTTCACGAGCAGTAGATGCTTTGTTTGCAAGAATAGCAACAGTTTTAGATTCTTGGAATAATGTATACCATAAAATGTATGCAGCCGCAACAGTAGTTTTACCTTGCTGACGACCTTCCATAATAATCACCTTACGGTTTTTATGGATGGTTTCTACTTTTTCTTTTTGGCAATCGTAAAGTTTGAATGGCTGAATACCATGGTCTAGTGTAACTATGTAACAATAGTTATCAATAAAATAAATTGGATCTTCAACACACTTTGCTAACTCTAAAACTTCTTTTTCGGTATAGGGTAGTTCTATACCTGCACGCTTTAGACTTGCATTACCATTATAACCATTATTATTCATTCAATTACTTAGTAAAACTTCTTAACATCCAACCATGTTTTTGGTGTTGGTCTAAAATATCTTGCAGAAAGTTACCAACGGCTGGTTCATTTGCAGATTCAGCTGCGGCAATACCAGCACGCAAATGCATCATATATCTTTCGTTATCATTTTTTAGATTTGACAGCATTGTTAATGCTGATGGAATGGTATCTGTTTCTTCAATGTCAGATAGTTCTAACATTCTACTTAGAGATACTGGTGCATATGAATTTAAGGCACGAATATGTTCTGCAATTGGGTCAACATTTGCATATACAGATTCATAAAAATCACCTAGAAATCCATGATACTGTGCAAAATCTGGACCCTCAACATTCCAATGATATGAGTGTGCCTTAAAATACAACCCAAAAGTTGTACCTAAAATTGTTTTCATTTGTTCAATTAATTGTTCCATGGCTTATTTATTCTCTCTAATTTGTTTCAATAATTCTGCGGTAGATCCAACAAATACTGCTTTCTCTACATTGATAGATTGGTTGTTTACTTCAATTGGTCGTAAACTTTGTTTTTGTTTTTGAATCTCTAACAAGTCTTTATTCAAGTCACCTAATGTTTTAATGAAATTAGCGGCAACTTCATATGCTCGTGGATGTTCAGATTCTTGTGCAACTAACAATAGGTTATCTATGGCTGCACCACCTTTATCTAGTAAACCTTTAATATTCTTTCTTGCTAAAGCTGCGTCAGTTTCCACTTCATCAGAGGCAACTAACTCTGTGGTTGGTTTAACCGCAGGCAAAACCTCTGGTTGTTCCATTGGTTCAATATCAAAAATCTCAGATAAATTGTCGTTTAATTTTTTCATAATGTATCAGGCCATTCAGTAAATGTTTCTTCAAATCCATAGGGACCATTTCCATTTGCTGTTGGTGGATTTGGCGTCACCACGATTGCCACCGCTTTTGTTGGTGAAGTATCTATTCTTGTAACTGTGAATGTTGAATTGGAATACACTCCAGTTACTTTGTCATTTGCTTGAACTTTTTTATTCAAGTTTGTCAATACTAATGTTCCATCGGCAGTATTACTAAAGTATAATACTTTGCCTGTTACGCCTCGGGCTTCAACTCTAACATCTTCACCTGTTGTATATACTCCAAAACCTGCTGCCTTATTGACATATACTTTTTGTGCATCTAGGTTAGTAGAATCGGTATATATGTTTGCATTAGCTGAAGTAATGTATTTACTAGAATTGTTGGCAGATACTGGAGGCCAAATGTAACCTTTTGCAGTAAATGTAAGATTCCAAATAATCAAGCGAGTATTCATAAAGTCGCCTTCATAATCAACTTCAGGACTTACTGAATTGAGAATAACAGGCATATCATAAACTTGATCCATCTCTTTGATGAAATCAATTGTTACCGTAAAATCTGGTGTAAAAAATGGCAATATTTGTTCTAGTATCTGTGTGCCATCTTCTGTATTACGAACATAGATGGATAGATTAAAATCAAAATTATATGGAATTGGAACATATTGGCTTCTAAAAGAACCAGAACTCATTCCAAAATTCTGTAATGTTGTTTGTTGTTTTCTTGTGGTGTCGTATGTCATTCCAACCAAATCAAAACTCATACGAGGCACGGTTGTTGCAATAGACTTTGTAAGATTTGGGTCAGATTGTAAACGAACTAGGTACTTTTCTTTTGCACCATAAGACAATGGCACTTTGGTAATTTCGTATGCGGTTAACCCATCTTTTGAATAGCGGGTCAAAAGAATGTCATTGAACATAGAACCAAACGCAACAACAACTTTGCGAATGGTTCGGTTATAAAAGTGTGCGTTGCCTAGCATTATGCCTCACCAAATGGATTATGTTCTGTAAAGTCTATAATAGCATCAGACTCATTTTCAATACGATTATTATCAATTACATCTTCAAAGGCATTATCCATTGTTGAGGTGTCAGAAACAGTATTTAATGTCCATGTTGCACCACTAGTTCTACCTCTTAATGTGCCAGTAGTAAATGTTCCTCTAACTCTATAAACATCAACGGAACTACCAGTTACAGAATCATGGACAAGAGCTTGTGCGGTAGCATTGGCATAAGTGGCATCAGGACTTACAAATACAATCTCATCATTAACAAATGCACCTGAACCACCAGCATTTAGTGTAAGGCGTGTGCGTGGGTATGCATCTCTGATTTGACCATCAATTTCTGCATTACCTGTTTCAACAACTTCATTAGAAAATACAAACTGTTTTAACTTCAATGCATATACATAAACATTACCGCCACGACCACGACCTAATGTGTAATACATGGCCTGACCATTTTCATGTTCTACAAAAGTAATTTCAAAGAAATTTTGCAACATAGGAACATAAATTAAATCGCCTTCATTTGGTCGAAGTTGATTTACAGTAAATGCAAACCTACGGCGAGAAACCAAAAATGTTAATTCATCTCGGATTTCAAGCCCAAATTTGGACATAAAATCACCTTCACCTTCCATTCCTGTAACATCTTCAAGGTACATTTCAAGTGCATATGCTGAGGTGTATGTTTTTAATGTATCTTCACCATACAATAAATCTACTGAATCACGAGAACTTCTTGGCATATAAAAAATATCCATGCCATAGATTTGCATGGCCTCAATGACAAGGTCTTCCACCAGCAATTGCTCGCTGGTGATTTGATTTATTGGAAATGGATTAAAGTAAAAGTTGGTAGACATTCATTATCAACCCATCATTATCTCGCCAGGAAGAACATTGATAATTTGCATTTCTTCTTCAAGTTTTTCAAGTTCTTCACGAGCTTCGGTCATAATGCGAACACCATCAAGTGTTACACCACCTGGCATTTGTATGCCAGCAAATTTGCTAAGATTATTACCCCATTGAAGTTTAATCAATGCAGTAGAATACTTTTTTAAGAACCTATCATTCCAAACATCTGAATAACCAGCAGCTGTCATTGTTGCACCAGTTTGTGTTGTTGTGAATGGGCCACGAACTGTAATGGATGTTGGTGAATTAATTTTATCAATCTGTAATGTTTCTGTACCAAAAGTAACAAAATCATTTTCTAACAATTGTTGGTCAAATATTGTGCCTGTTCCAACTACTGTATTTGAAGCAGCTGTTGTTGCACAAGTGCCTGTTAAAGTAATTGTTTGTGGATTCAATGTGCGATAACATTCAATAATCACATACTGACCTGGTTGAATATCTCTTGTCCAATCTATATCAAGAAATACTTTGTTTTGTTTGCGATTAAATCTAAACTGTGGTGTACCAGAGAACAATAGTTGAAGTGTTCTTAAATGTTGCATGGTAATTTCATATGACACATAACTTACCGATGTAAAGTCATAAAGGTCATGCAAGCGTAATTGATAACGTAAGTCAAACATATTGACAGATGCATTGGAATTATCAAATGGAAATACACCAGTTACAAATGTAACGGCATCAGGTGCATAAATCCAACGGCGATTAATATCTTCAGCCGTAAGTTGATGTTTCATGTAAATCTTTTCAGTACCATCAAAATGGTAATCTTCAAAGAAACTTAATGCATCATCAATACGGTCATCTACTTGGTCATCATCCACGTTAATTTCAATAACGGGTTTGCCAAGTTTTCTTAGACAGTATTCTTTTAATTCTGCTCGTGAAGAAGGTTTTGCCATTTTTTATCCTAGTGCAATTGAAAGTGCTAATACATCGCCAATTGATGCACCACCAGCTGTATTAGCTGTATTGAAAGCTGCATTGGCCTGTATAAATGCCGAATTAGCATATGAACTGGCTGATGTGATGTTGGTGTTTTGAGTTAGATTAACACCAGCAGAATTGTTTGCTGAAGCAAATGATGAATTGGCATAACTGGCTGCAGAGTTGGCTACCGCAAATCCACTATTTGCATATGAAGCGGCACTATTAGCAACATGACTTGGTGTATTGGCTGCCAAGAAAGCGGAGTTAGCATATGTGCCAACGTTTGTTATGTTAGTATTTTGAGTTGTATTAACACCTGAAATTTAATTTGCTGAAGCAAAAGCAGAGTTGGCATAACTAGCGGCTGAATTGGCTTCATGACTTGGTGTATTGGCAGCTATAAAAACAGAA